ATCCTATTGAGAAGCTTGTGGATCACTACTATACAGTACAGGCTAAGATTACTGCTATGGAGAATGGCGAGGCGAAGTACTCAGCTATTGCTCTAGCGAACCTCTTGAACATCCAGACGAGTGTCATGAATACACTGATGAAGTATGGTTATAGGCAAGTACCTGAGAAGACTGAGCAAGTAATTGAAGATAAAAAGCCGCTTAAAATTGTATTTACAAATGAATAATAAATTATTCGTTTTTAATGTAAATTAGTTTTATTGCTATAAAGTATACATTTTTAAAGGACTCACAATGAGAGTACAATCACCTGCTGAATATAGCATTACTAAGTACCAAGAGCAATACAATGCACTTAAAGCGGCCTCTGACAAAGTATTCCGAGAGGGCCTTGAAGCTAGACAACAAATAGTTGAATTCTATAGGAAACTAGAAGAGCTTAATGCAAAGAATAAGAAAGGTGTCTTAACTAAGGATAGTGTAGACATATTTGTTTAAATGTCAAATGAAATTAAATTACATAGAGGTCAGTCAGAAGTATTAAAGTATTTGTTCTCTGAGAAGACTGGCACAAGGTATGCCGCTGCAGTAGCCTCCCGAGGATTCGGTAAGAGTTACCTTGCTAGTGTAGCCGCTACAATGGCTGTGCATGAGCTTCTTGAGATGCCTGAAGATACACCTAATAAGAACGTATCAATTATCTGTCCTACATATCAACAGTCGTTAGATATCTATTGGCCACTGTTAGCTTATAACCTTGGCCTAGAAGACTACGCTGAGAAGTCATCCCAAACAGCTGGAACATTCTGGTTTCAGAACAATGTAAAGCTAAAGCTATGGTCCTATGAGGCATCTGAAAGGATGCGGGGATCAGGTCAATACTTTGTTGTAGGAGACGAGGTCTCTGACTGGACAGGACAACCAGGACTTAAAGAGTCTTGGGAATCTATTATTCAACCTGCTATGACTACACGTTGGGCAGGTAACCATAAGGCACTTATCATTGGAACTCCTAAGGGGATGAACTATTTCTATGATATGTGTAACTTTGAGACACTAGACACTCGATGGAAGACCTTTAGATACACCTATAGGGATTCTCCATACTTGTCTACAGAGGAGATCGAGAGGACTAAACGTCTAATTGACCCTATGAAGTTTGCTCGAGAGTACGAGTGTTCCTTTGAGGACTCTGGTGCTAAGGTCTTCTATATGTTTGATCGTAAGACTCACGTTACAGCTGATCTACCATACTTCAGTACTGATACTACAAGCAAAGAAGATGTCCATGTAGCTATTGACTTTAACATTGGTATTATGGCTGCTGTTGTGTTTGCTGTTAGAGCAGGACAAATCCATATTCTTGAAGATATGCAGAATGTGCTTGATACTGAACAATTAGCTAAGAAGCTTAAGAATCAGTTCAAGGATAAAGGTCATAGGATATTTGCTTATCCAGACCCTGCAGGAAGAGCACGTAAGACTAGTGCTGTGGCAGGAGCTACAGACTTCTCTATTCTAGAGTCCCATGGGATTATTTGTAGAGCACATAAAGCTGCTCCTCCTATTGTTGACTCAGTAGCTGCTGTAAACCGTAAGTTTAAGAATGCTAATGGTGATATAGACATATACATTCATCCACGAGCAGAACACACTATTAGGTCTCTTGAGAGAACAGTATGGGAAGAAAACAATCCAAATACTGCACAGATCTCTAAGAAAGAGAATCTAGAACACTGGACAGATGCCCTTCGTTATGCTGTTGAATACTTATTCCCTGTTCGTTCAGGTACTAAGACAGTTACTAAAGGATTTATGTTCTAATGACTAACGTCAGTTAAAAAGGAATACTATGTCTAAAAAGAAACGTGATAATGAAAAGCGTGAAGAATCTTACCATAAGCGTAGGAAGAAATAACTATGTCTATCGAGTATCGTGGTGAAACCTTTGAAGGTTATAACAAACCAAAGAAAACCCCAGGAAACTCTACTAACTCACATGCTGTGTTAGCTAAAGAGGGTGACACTATTAAGCTCATTCGCTTTGGCGCTCAAGGCGTTACAGGTTCTCCTCCTAAAGATGGTGAGTCAGACTCTTATCAAGCACGTAGAGAAGCCTTCTATGCTCGACATAAGGCTGATATCCAGAAGGGCAGAATGAGTGCTGCTTACTGGGCATGGGTAGTTAAGTGGACAACTAAATTTAAATAGGCGAGGTAGCTCAGTGAGAAGAGCGCTGGGTTCATACCCCAGAGGACGGAGGTGCGAATCCTTCCTTCGCAACCATTAAGCGGATATGGTGTTAACGGCTAGCATCATAGCCTTCCAAGCTAGGGGTCTCGGTTCGAATCCGAGTATCCGCTCCAAATATGCAGCAGGTATGCTATATAGTAAGCAATCAGATTGTGACTCTGATGAATAGGGTGCGAGTCCCTACCAGTCTGCCCAAACAATCTAATAGTCAAGTGATTAAGTTCATGCGATATTTAGCATCTCTGTAAAGCGTTACCAGGCAGCGTACACGGTTTGGGGCCGTGTGGTCTAGGTTCGAATCCTAGTACAGAGACCAAGAACCCACCTTAGGGCTGTTGTCGCTACAGTAAAAGGCGTCACTAGGGGAGTATAACTCAATGGTAGAGAAGAGGAGAGACTTCCTTTTGATGTGGTGTTCGATTCCCACTACTTCCCTTCTTAATGACTAAGGATTAATATGTTTATATTAAAGTATTTACCTGCATGGTTATTTTATCTAACCTTATTTATTGGTATATTCGGATATCTATTTGCTGGTAAATATATTAAATATAAACCAGTATTTATTGCATTAATATTTGCATCAACATTTATGATTGGTGTAATATCCAATAATAACTATTGGCTACAGAAGATCTCTGAGCTAGAGAAAGAAGTTGCTCGCCTAGAGACTAAGAGTGAACAAGTAAACACTCAGGTAGTAACTAAGATAGTGACTAAGGAAAAGATAGTAAAGGAAGCTGCTGAGGCTCAGATCCTATATGTTGATCGTGAGATTGTTAAATACAATGATCAATGTAAGATTCCTCCAGAGGTTATAACTATACATAATAAAGCGATTAAACAATGAAAGCACACTTATTTGCACTATTAACTGTAACTGCGCTTACAGGATGCTCTACAGTAGTCCCTGTAGTGGCTAAATTCCCAGAGGCACCTAAAGAGTTACTTACTTTGTGTCCTAAACTAAAGCCAGCAGACGAGAAGCCTGAATTGTCAGAGCTTACAAAGACTATTGTGACTAACTATTCCGAGTATCACTTATGCGCTAACCGTATTGAAGGTTGGAATGAGTGGTATACACAACAAAAGAAACTGTTTGAGGCGCTTAAATGAATCTAACACTAGATCAGCTTAAACAGCTTATTCCAAAGAACAAGCATGTTACGTATTGGCATAATGCCTTAGAACAACTCCTACCAGACTATGGTATTGACAATGAGAGACGTATAGCAGCCTTTGTTGCTCAATGTGCTCATGAGTCAGGTGAGTTTACAATGATTAAAGAAAATCTCAACTATCGTTGGGAGACACTCCGTAAGATATTCCCTAAGTATTTCCCTAATGATGACTTAGCAAGACAGTTCGCAGGTAAGCCTGAGATGATTGCTAATAAGGTGTATGCCAATCGTATGGGTAATGGGGATGAGGCTTCAGGAGACGGATATAGGTACTCTGGTAGAGGCCTAATCCAGTTAACAGGTAAAGATAATTACTTTTGGTTTGCTGAGTCTATTGGGATTACTCCTGAAGAGGCTAGTGAATACATGGGTACATTTGAGGGTGCTGCACAGTCAGCATGTTGGTTCTGGGAAACTAACAACCTCAATAAATGGGCCGATCAAGGCGATATAGAGACATTAACTAGAAAAATTAACGGAGGTACCATTGGTATCGAGGACCGTAAAAAGCACTATGCACATGCATTACATGTACTAGGTGTCTAAATGTCTACTATTCTTCTTACCTTTATATTAGCAGGTTATGACCCTAAAGCCCCAGTCTGTGAAAAATGGACTTGGCAAGGGCCTCCTTATAACCGCAAGGTCAGTTGTTTGAAGTGGAAGAATAACAATGATCAAGCTAATAAATGGAAAAGAAAATGATTGATCCGATAACCGCCCTAGCAGGTATTCAATCTGCTATCTCAATGGTTAAGAAAGCTAGTAAAGTAGCTAACGACCTAGGGTCTCTTGCACCTATGATTGGCAAGATGTTTGATGCTAAGAGCACTGCTACTAGAGCCTTGATTGAGGCCAAACAGTCTGGCAAGGGTTCCAATATGGGTACTGCCTTGCAAATCGAGATGGCTCTTGAACAAGCTAGAGCCTTTGAAGAAGAACTTAAGATGCTGTTTATGCAGACAGGTAAGATTGATGTCTGGAACAAGATTAAAGACCGTCAAGCTACTATGGATCGGGATGATGCCATAGCTATGCGCAAGCTTAAAGATGCCGAGAGAGCTGCTAAAGAACAAGAAGAGTACTATACCCAAATAGCTGTTGCTGTAGGTGCTGTATTCTTTGTATTGTTTCTTTTATTTGTCGGTGTTAATGAGCTTAGTCAGTTATGTCCGAAAGGCGGATGTGGACGATGAACGAATACCAGAAAACTGCTGATTTATGCTTTAAGATAGTAGCTTATGGCTGGGCTGCTATGTGGTTTTTAGGGTTCTTAAAGTTTTTACCGAATGATCTCTCAGACAAAATTGTTAATGGCTTAATTGCTAAGTTCCTACCTTTCTAAGGATTACTATGACAGAACAGAAACCTCTAAGCAGAAGTGAAAGAGAAGCCTTATTAAAGGACAAAGCAGGATGGGTTATTACAGTGCTTGCTGCATTGTTAGCTATTAACACTCTTATGGGTGGCTCTAATAGTTCTAAAGTATTGAACAACACGATTGATGCTAATAACACATGGTCATTCTACCAGTCCAAAGACATTAAGAGTCGCCTAGCAGAGATCTCTCAAGAGAATGCTTTAGCTAAGGGTAACACAAAGAAAGCTGAAGAGCTTCAAAAGAAAATAGATCGTTATGAGTCTGAACCCGCTACAGGTGAGGGTAAGAAAGAACTCATGGCTAAGGCTCGTAAGCTAGAGGCTGAGAGAGCAGTGGCTAAACAGCGTTCTCCATTCTATACTTATGCTGGATCATTATTCCAGATTGCTATTGTATTGCTTACCGCATCTATTTTAGCGGTCAATAGAAACTTATTCCGAGCTAGTATTGGAGTAGGCGCTATAGCAGCAGCACTAATGTCACAAGCTGTGTGGCTATGGTTACCACTAACAATTTAAGGACTGACTATGACTGAAGAAGTTAAAGCGGAAGAACCCAAGAAGGAAGAAGAGAGTTGGATCCAAAAGAAGTGGCGACCAATGATGGCTGTAATGTACATGTGCGTGTGTGCGTGTGACTTTATTGTGTTTCCTATCATGTTCACTATTGTACAATTCTGGGAAGTTGCTATTCAGAATGATGCCTTTAGACAGTGGCAACCATTAACCCTTCAGGGTGGTGGACTGTTCCATATGGCTATGGGTGCTGTTCTAGGTATTACTGCTTGGTCTAGAGGTCAAGAGAAGATGGCAGGTGTGTCCTCAGGACCACAACCTATGGGGGTACCCATGGGTCAACCTCAGCCTCAGCAATATGGGCAATCCTATCCAGCAGTACAACAACAACGTACTGTCACTGAAACTACTGTAACAACTGGTTATGGTGGTAAACTTGCTCCTCCACCTCCAGAACATCCTCCTATTTAAAGGATTAAAATGAAGAAACTAGTATTATTGTTTGCACTATTGTTTGCTGTTCCTACTGTTTATTCAGCAGAACCAACGACAAAGAAAGTCTGTAAGGAGTCTAAAGACCCTAAGACAGGTAAAACAAAAGAGGTCTGTAAAGAGATCAAGACACACAAAAAGCTAGAGGGTACTCAAGTACCTCCTAAGAAATAAAGAGGTTTTTATGATAACAGCATTGATTTTTACTGTTGTAGGTATTGTTATTGGTTGGCATGTTCCACAGCCATCATGGGCAGTATCCGTGCAAGAGAAGCTAGTAGCTAAGTTCAAGAAGTAATAAGGACTAATTTAAATATGAATAAAACCCGTAGAGTTCCACGTAAACAAGCCCAAGTAACACAACTTGAGGACTACCAGTCTAATGTTAAAATTATTAAGGCTCCAAAGCCATTTCACGTACAACCAAAGAATGAGAAACAAGATAACTTACTCACTGCAATTCGTCACTATCCTATCACTGTCACTATTGGGTGCGCTGGTACAGGTAAAACTTATTGCTCCTCATCTATGGTAGCATCTCTGTTCCTAACAGGGAAATACGATAAAATAATTTTAAGCAGGGCTAACGTAGCTACGGGAAAATCCTTAGGTCATTTTCCAGGGACCATCGCTGATAAGATGGCTCCTTGGTTAATGCCTATAACAAGCGTCTTAGAGAAGTCTTTCGGGTTAGGCTTCTATCAGTACCTTGTAAACAAAGGTGCTATCGAGATTCAACCACTAGAAACTATTCGTGGTCGGTCTTATGAAAACTCACTTGTCATTGTTGACGAGTGTCAGAATTTAACATTTGAAGAGTTAAAGGCGATTACAACACGCCTTGGTGAGAACTCTAAAATGGTCCTCTGTGGCGATCCTGCCCAGAGTGATATTAATAGTGGTAAGGACATTCTTAAATTTGTCCACCTATGCAAGAAACATAACATTGACATTCCTATCATCGAGTTTGGTGTAGACGATATTGTTCGCTCAGACATCGTTGCGAAGATTGTTAGGATGCTTATGGAGGAGAAACTTTAATGGCAAACCTAACAACGACACCTTCAAAGGCTAAGACAAAGAGCCTAGGTGATCCTAATGCTGCATACGAGTCTATGCGCCCCTTATGGGAGCGAGCTAGAGCAGTATTGAACGGTCAGACACATGCACGAGCATATGATGATACGATTGATTTCACAAACTATAACAATTTATTGCTTCCCTTCTCCCCAACAATGAGTCCTCAACAGTACAATTTCTATCGTGCTGAGGGTGAGTTACCTGGCTTGACTGCACAGTACGCTAAAGTACTTGTGGGTGGATTGCTACGTAAGCAAGCAAGTATCGAGATCCCAGATAATATGTTCCCTGAAGGAACTGAAGACTGGATCCGTAATTCTTTTGGCTCTGATGGTACTTCGCTTCATGGATTCCTTGATGCAGCTATTTGGGAAGAGCTTCAAAGCTCACGAGCATGGTGTCTTGTAGATTATCCCACAGTGGCTAATCCAGATGCCCTTACTATGGAAGAGGCTAAAGCCTTGTCACCATACGTAATGCTCATTCAAGCAGAAAATATTATTAACTGGCGTAGGGGTCAAGACCGTAGTACTAATAAACAAGTACTTACAAGTCTCTTGTTCCGCTATTACATGGAAGACTATTCTAAGAATGAATTCCATCCAGACTATGTAGATACAGTTACACACTACTACCTTGATGAGTCAGGTTTGTTAGTAGTTGACACATACACAAAAGATACTAATGAAAGCATTAACGTTATTAATGGTAACGTAACATCCAAGTATCAAGTAGACAATGCTAATGCAGCATGGACAAAGACACGTACAGAAGTACCATTGATGAATGGTGAACGTATGAACTTTATTCCTGCTTATCCATTAAATGGTCAGATTGATCCTGTAGAGCCTATTCTGCAGTCTTTGATTGATCGTGAGATTGCTTTGTACAATAAGATTA